CTGAGTTACCGCTTCAGCTAAAACTGGGTGAGTTACACTTGCTGCACCTCTAAATGGTTCTGTTCTAGTTACATATTTAAATCCTAAAAGATTTAAACCTTCTCTATAACTTTCAACCCATTCTTGTCTTGATTGTTTGTAATCTTTATACTTGTCCATTAAGTCTGAAGCTAATGGATCTAAAACTTTATCGTCTAAATATTCTGCTAAATTTTCAAAATGATCTTCTCCACCTTCTGGATTAACTGTTGATGGATTAAATTCTATTTCTGCTCCACCTTCTTCATCCATAGTAACAGCAACATTATCTTTGTTTTCTACGTTTTCTTTAATCTGTTCTTGGACAGCTATTACTTCTTCCTCTTTTGGAACTTCAATTGTAGTTGTGGTATTTAATGCTTTGTCTATATCAGCCATTTGATTATTCTATCCTCTATCTGTGATTGTTTCAACACCTTCTTCAATCGCAGTACTATCAGGTGTTTTCTTTACTGTCAAACTCTCGATTACTTCATTCAACATCGTAGGATCTGACTTTTTAGGAGGAGCAAGAGGTTCGGGATTAGCTGCTGCCCATTCTAGTAGTTGTGCTTGAGTAACTGGTTCATCATTTTCAGTATTAACAAAAGCTCCTAAAATTTGATTATATTTAATATCCATTATCTCTTCCTAGTGAACATTGAAGCTATGCCTTTTTTCTTCGGAGCGTATTGAGCTATTCCACCATCTTTAATGTAGAAGTGTCCACCTGAACCGGGTGGTTCATTTTTTTTGGATTTACTTCCACCACCTTCATATCCCTTCATAGCGCCTGTTCTTCTATCAACCATTCTACCACCTGATCCACCTTCTCGGCCTCTTTGTGAAATAGTTTGTTGTTGTTGCTTCGTGCCTTTGAATTCATCTCCTTCGATAGTTTCAATATCAAAAATCGGTTTTTTAGCTAATGCTCTTTCTTCATTTTTAATGGCTAAAACTTTGTTAATATGTGCTAATTGTTTAGCGTGCCATGAATTAGGATTTTTGGCTATGTATTCTTTCATAGTTATATCCCCAATCATTGAATTTTCACCAAATTTTTCACCTAATAAATTTTTTAATCTTTCTTCATAATTTGCGGTTTTTCCGAATAAAGTTTTCCCGCCCGTATAAATTCCAAATGCATCTCTATTTCCTAAATTACCAGGAGACATTGGTCCTTCTACTGCCCATCTAGCATCCCCTGTTAAAGTTCCTAACTGAGGTTGATTTTGTCTCCCAAAAATACCCCCTAGAACATCTCCGGCTCCTTTTCCTATTTTTGAAAACCAAGATAGTGGAGACAATCCTTTGTCCATATATCTTCCAATAGCTCCTTGTTGGCTATAGTAAGGATAATTACTTCCTGTATATTTTCCAAATATTTCTTCTGCTAAACCTGGATTAGGATTTGTATAAATTCCCCATTCATTTGGAAGATTTACACCTTTGCTTTCATAAAACTCTTTCATTTTTTGAGCTTCAGGTGATAAAGGTTGATCTATTTGTTTTGCATAAAAATCTTTTTTCTTTTGTGCCGCATCTGATAAAGGTTGATCTATTTGAGATGAATAAGACTCTTTTATTTTTTGAGCTTCAGCTGATAAAGGAAGTTGATCATCTGCATATTGTTTACTCCATCCTGGAACCGTAGATGGACTTTCATAATAATATTTTGGATTTACCCTTGTTGGAGTTCCTTCAAAACCTAATCCTGGAATATTAGCTTGACGTCTAGGATCTCCATCACCACCGGCACCACCTTGACCTCCACTTTGATCTGGAGTTGGATCGGGATCAGGAGTTGGTGTACCTGAACCTGGTGGTGTATAATAACCTTGTGTTTGTAATGCATCAGCAATTTCTTGATCACTAAAACCATAATCATTCATAGAATTGTAAATAGCTAGCGCTTGTCCTGTTAGCGGATCGCCGCCCATGAACATTCCTACTCGACCGCCGTCTTTAACTCCAATCTCTAAAACATCTTTTGGTTTTACAGGCATTTCATCTACTTCTAATTTTGTTTCATCAATGTCTATTTTTCCATCTTTAATAGTAGGCTCTACTACATCTGTGCTCCAATTTTTTTGAAAAGTATCTCCAAAATCTACATTACCTAGAATTTGCTCTCCTAAAGTTTTTTGTACATTTGGATCAAAGGTATCATATGTTCCACCAGACATTCCTTCTAGTACTTCTCCCACTGTTAAGTCACCTCCAATTAATTTATCATACTCTAATCCATAACCTCCAGCTTCAGCACCTGCTTTGAGTAAAGGAGTACCACTTAATTTAAAAGGATTGTTGTACCATCCGTGCTTTTTTAAAAAATCTGTTTTAACTGCTGCTGCAGGTGTTATTAAATGTTGAAACATTGGATTAACATCACTATTTGAAAGTTGCACCGGTGGTTTTTTTACAACAGGTGGAACATATGGATTGGTTATACTTGGTGGTCCATCATCACGACTACTATGATGTGGGCTAGTGGTTTGATAACCTTTTTTATCTCTTCCAGCCCCTGGATTCCATCCACCTTTTTTATAGTTAACTCTACCTCCACGATTATACATGTTATCTACCATCGCACCAACGGTCATCGGAGCGGTGAAGTCATGATACTGATGATAAGTTTGGCTTGGTTCCATTAAATGTCCAACACCTCCGCCGTAGGCATAATTCTTTTTAGTAAATCTTCTCCAATTAAATTTTGGTTTATTGGGATCATACTTATCTTTTAAATCTTTATCTGCTATCCCCATATCTTCTACTTCTCTAATTACACTTCCTCTAATATCAACAGCAGAACCTTCGGCATCTGGACTAGAATAATTTCCTCGTCCCGCACGTGCTCTTTTAATAGCTGCTTTAATTCTTTGACCTTTTTCTTTACCAGATAATTTTTTAGGTTTTTCTTCTACTTCAATCTCTGTCTCACTAATCTCTTCATCACCTTTATCAGATTTATTTTGAAAAACTTGAGCTAATCCTTGACCAGGCATAATCATTGCTAAAATTTTTTGAGATTGTTCTGGGTTCTCTTCCATATAACTTTCTACTTTTTCAGAAAGTAAATCTATTCCGGCAGCAGTTGCTACTGCGCCGATAGTTATTCCAGCTACTTCTGCAAATGAAACTAAAAGAGGAAGTGCTAGTGGCATAAATATTTATCCATTTAATAATAAGTCCTATTATGTGGTAGTGAGGGTTCGTCTTTTAAATCTTCCGGGTGAGATACAAATCCCCCCTGACGAAATCTCATTACCGCTTGTGTCGTACTGTCCACCAAATCATCATGATCTCCATAAGGAAATGATGCACACTCTTCTATAACCTCTTCTGCAAATTTTTCATCGGGCGCCCAGATTTGGCCACTTTCAAAAAGTGGCGAAACAGCGTTTACTCTAGCATGTTTATCGTTTCCTTTGCTAGGTGTGTAATTTATAACAGGAATACCCATTTTTCGCAACTCATATGTTAAAGGTAATCCTGAAGCCTTAGCCTCAACGATTACCGATTCTGGTTTCCAATAGTGATACTGTTCTAACGCTTTTTTTCTTAACTCTGGAAATTCTAGCCTTTCCTTTAATGCATCTAATAATATTAAATTAGGTGCCGCATCTTCAGCTTCATGAAATACACCCCAAGTCGTAATAGCAGAATAGTCTGCAGTTTCTTTTTTTAAAAATGCAGTATCATAACTTTGTATGACATGTTTTAAAGCTGGAATGTAATCTCTATCCCATTTCCGCCACCATTCCCTCTTAATTAGTGAACCTTCTTCCGCTGTTGGGTTTTGCATCCATTGCGCGTTCCACTTTCCGATACTAAGTGATGCTTTAACTGATTCTAATTCACCAAGCTTCCAATACTCAGGCCAAACAGGTTTTCCTGAAGGAAGTATTGCTGGGAATTCTATAATCTCCCATTGATCTGATTTTAATTCTTTTTGAGATTTTAATAAGGCTCCAGTTAAATCTTTCATATTCCACCTTGTCATAACAAGAACAATTGCTCCACCAGGTTGAAGTCTTTGACGTGGACCTGATGTATACCATTCATAAGCACGTTCCATTGCCGTCATATTCAATGCATCTTGCTCTGAATGTGGGTCATCAATTATAAGTAAATCCGCTCCACGGCCCGTTATTGCTGAACCAACACCGGCTGCGTAATATTCACCGCCCTGTTCTGTTTCCCATTTACCCGCGGCTTGCGAATCTTCTCTTAATCTAGTTTTAAAAACTTGTTGATATTCAGGGGTATCAATTAAGTTCTTAGCTTTACGTCCGAAGCGGATCGCGAGTTCAGTTGTGTGGGTCGTTTGGATTATTTTAAGATCAGGTTTACGTCCAACCATCCAAGAGGGTAAGAGATAGGACGCAAATTCTGACTTAGTATGCCTTGGCGGCATATTAATTATTAAACGCTTGATTTCACCTTTCGCAAGCTTATTAAATTTTTCAGAAATTTTTTGGTGATGTTTTCCCTCAATAAATTCTGGCCAGACATGTTTCACAAAAGACAAGAAGTCATGTTGAACTAATTGCTGTTTTTTCTTTTCAGATAATTTAGAAGCAAGTTTAATGAATTGCTTTTTGACGTCCGGCGGCAGCCGATTTAGCTTTTCTTCATCCATAAAAAATTTTTGTAATATTTTTTTGACACCTCTTTTTTTTCATTTTGATTTTACAGCATGTCTATGTCTAAAACAAGGGATAAAGGGTGGGCCCGCAGTTCACGAGCCAAAAAGGGGGTGGGGGGTGCGACAATTTGTCACACACGTCAAACGTGTGGGACCCACTATCTAGCGTGATATTAATACCATACCACTATCACTAGATCAATATGTATAATTAATTAATTGACACAATATATTGTGTATTCCATTTTTGCATACAGTTCAGAGTTGTGGGGTGTGCGATATGTCGCACCTATGGGAAAATGTACGAATTAACTTGAACTTATAAGGGCAAGTTATAAATTAAAATTATGAAAACAAACAAAGGAGAAGAGAGTATGACAAAAGATAATTACGATCTTAACAAAGAAGAAACTTATCACAGAACTTTAATAGATGTGATTAGATTTCTAGATAGTAATAAACACAGCAACACAAAAACTAGAAGAATAGTAGATATGGTTTTAAATCATGATGCTTGTTATGGCAGAGCAATCTTCGTTGCTAATAAAGAAAGAAAGGAGAAGAGAGTATGACAGACAGTAAAGAAAAGGTAAGTGGTCTTCATAAAGACATTACTTACACAACGAGAGAAAATGGAGAGGTATCTGGTTTCAGATTTCACTCCGACGAGGGTCGTGAAAAGTTTGCACAAATGCAAATGCTTCAAGTCTTAAAAGCTGAAGCGATCAACACTATGGGTATTAGATTTTACAGAGGGTCTATTATCAATAGATTAAGAAGATACTTTCCAGATATTCCGAGAACTAGAAAATCTGCGTATAAGTATTTAATTAAAAAAGGTTACTACGATTGGGATAAAGATGCAGTTGCTAGTAAGTAAAAAGAATGTTTACGGGGTAGAGCGTATCTATCCCGTTTGCAATAAAGCCAAACTATTGGCTTCAATCTCTGGGAATAAAACCCTACTCCCAGAGGTTATAGAGTTAATAAAAAAGTTGGGGTATAATCTAACAACGGAGAGTGAGAAGATATGAAGCTAAACTATAAAGTGATAGCAAATCATTTAGGTGTTGAGTTGAGAGGTAATGAGACATTTGATGAGTTGCTAAAGATAGAAGAAGAAATCAAAGCCCACGATAAGTGGGCTTTGGAGAGGGCAGAGAGGATCGCTGAAGAGAATGCAAACATTCAGCGAGTTGATGCCCAAACAAAAGGAGTAAAAAAATGGTAAAAAGAACGACATATATTGATGGCTTAAAATTAGGACAAAGCCACGCAATAAAATTATTAGACTTAGTAAA